TTGAAATTTCAAAGGATATTTAGAATATATCCTTAATTAGTTGATTTTCAGGTACTTTAATTGGTTCTGGTATAATAAACTCAGCACTAGATTCAAGTATTTTCAAAGATGTGTAATTCTTGTAGAATTCTTTTATGCCTTCGTATTCTCCAAAGTGATTTATATACTCATTAAGTACTAAAGCTTCAAGAGGAACTCCCAACTCAACCTCTAGTAATTTCTCCATATACTTTTTACCTTTCTTTGGAATACCTTTAATATTGTCTCCTGATTGTCCTACAACCATATCTGACCAGAATTTGATATGAGCTTCTTGAGGTCTTACATTTACCCATTCACCCTTATAATTGTTGGACCTCCAGTTATAGTGCTCACCTGCTAATCCTAGTAAATCACCATCAATAGCACATATAAATGCTCCAGGTATGTTTAATCTAGTAATATTTACAGCATCGTCTACCTCCATCCCATGTACATAGTGACCATGTAATTTTGTAAAGAAGTAATTTTGTAAGTCATTCCACCACCAAGGAGATTCTTTAGGTCTATTCTCTTTGTAGTATGGGTTGACTGATTTCCTAAATATTGTTGTATCCTTACCTTTTAAATACCCAATATAATGAGTTGCATTACTATTTGTTAATATTGCAGTCATTATTAAATCAGCAGATCTATACATTTCCTCAATAGTTTTTTCTGTAGTGGCAAATACTAAATTACCAGACGCACTTCTTACTTTTATTGGCTGTCCAGATTCATTTAGTATCTTATTAGGGTTAGCCGCACTAAATAATACTGAATCAAGATCTATTATTGCCGTCCTCATTTGTTTAATTTCCATTCAATTGGTGTAACATTTTTACTCTTTAAATAAGCTTCAATTTTAGAAAACATATTACAACCACTAAATGTATCTTTACCATGTGCAGCTGCTGCTGGATGTCCAGTTTCAATTATTTTATGTTTGTCGTATTCATTAGATAGTTTTAAACCTTCATACAAAGTCTCTATAGCATCATTACCCATAGGTACAAATACTTTAGGTTTATCATCTTTCCACATTTCAAAGATAACTCTTGAAATAAACTTCTGCCAACCTAAATGATGATGTGATTTTACTACACCTGCTCTTACTGTTAAACAAGAGTTAAGTAGTAATACACCTTCATCACACCAAGGTTTTAAGCTGTTATTAGGAAAGAGTTGTTTAAACTGTTCAAGATTAGTTGTTTTAATTAAATCTCTATCTAATTCTCTTAGTATCATTTGTAATGAGAACGGTGTTTCATCTTGATAACTACTAAAGGCAACACCATCTCCTTGACCAAATGGATAAGGGTCTAAACCTAGTATAACTACCTTAATTGAGTCTGGTTTTGTCAACTTAAAAGCCTTAAAAACTTCATCAGGTTTAGGATACACTTTATATGTACTATATTCCTTAATTAGTTCTGCTTTTAAATTGACAAAATAAGGTTTCTCAAACTCATCTTTTAGTAGTTGAAACCAAGCCTCATTTAGATGAAGCGGACTCATAATCTTTAATTTTCTTTACCATTTTAAAAAAGTCATCCATGTATAATATAGCAAACTTATCAGAAGTTATAAACCTACTACCCCTTTTGATAGTTTGTTTATGTAATATAACATTAGTAATATCATCTTCTTTAGGAAGTTCTGATAATACTAACCCATACTTAAGATGCCCTACAACACACTTTGCTTGTATGTTGTAAGGTAATCTTCCATTCTTTAGCTCATTTATGTTTACTATATCAATCTTTTGTGCATCTCTTAACCTTGATTCATTCCTGGATGTTGATACATGATTAAACCCAAGCTGTTTAAGTGCTGCAACTACCTCCCTCTCCCAGTTATGCCCTGCACTTCTATTCCTAGATCCGTTAGTCATACATGTTTTTAGTTTTTTCTAATGCACGTTTAGCTACTTCTACTGGATTAAAGGTAGCATTTTTAGGATAAATATAAGATCGCATCACATCTGGTGTACAATATTCTATCTTTAATTGCTGGGAATTTATAAAGTCAAATATCTTAGTTCCATAACTTTTTGTGTAACTTGATATATTAGTCATATTAAGAGCATCAACAGAAACAAATTTTAGGTCACCAAATGGTAAATTTATAGGTAATTTAAGTGCAAATCTTACTCTTAAATAAGGTATATGCTTTGCTTTAACTAAACCTATAAACTCAGGTGTTACAGTAACGTTTGATCTCATGATGGGTTGTAATCCTGGAAACTCAGCCTTTCTTAATGCATTATAGTTACCATTACTAATTCTAGCAGCAAAATAAGGTAAAATATGATACCCAGTATTTACTTTATTAATACGATTTAAATTAGCGGCAGTCATTCCATACTCGATCATTGTATCAAGATTATAACCAGATTCTACAACAGTATTCATTATTGGTGTAACTGATGCCCAAGTAATTGGTAATCCATATTCTTCTGGATAAGGCTCATTAAATAACTTCTTTAAAGATAACTTTAATGTAGCAGCTGCTGCCTTACTTTCATCAATACCTTTCCTCATGTTTTTAATAATAGGTATGTCTTCTAACAAAGAACTTGAGAAGTACTTACTTGCATAATCAAAAGTATTATTTTGATTAACGTAAGACATAAATGCTAAGTACAAGGGTACAAATTGCTCTGGACTCTCTACCTTAACTCTACCAAACTCAAGAAAAGGGTTATTTTCTGGCCTCCTTGATATATTAACTGGTTTTTGGTTAATAATTATATGGTTGTTCATACTTCTATCTTTTTATAAGGTGGTTGTTGTAGTAACATTACAGGTAAATGAAATTCAATGTTACTAATCTGTCTAGGTATAGCACCCTCAACTGTATTATTTAGATGATTAGTTATTTGACTAACCATAAAAGATGCAATCATAGCACCACAATGAGTAGTGGCCTTCATAGAACAAGGTAACTCTACTCTTTCTTCATCTGAAAAGTAAGTAGCTTCGTAAGAATCAAATTTATCTTTAGACCAATTTTTACCTAACACAAATACTTGACCACTTTCTGCTGCTAGTCTACCATCAATAAAGAAAGATCCCTCTTTACCTTTAACTTTCCACTCTTCATAAATTATACGTCTAGCTTTTAAATTATCAAATCCTACAGCAACAACATCACAATCAGAAACTATTCCTTGCCATTGACTAGGTTCTTCAGTAATAAATGTTTTAATAGGACTAAGTGTATTTTGACCACATAATCTATCTATTAAATCATACATAGCTTCAACTTTAGGTTTGCCTATATCTTGCTTACCATATAATTGACCAGCTAAATTTTCTTCAGCAACCGTATCATCGTCCACTAATACTACTTCAGCACCAGCTCTACACAGAAAGAAGCTTAACCATGATCCAATACCACCAGCACCACCAACAAATATTAGTGATGCTGACACTTTATCAAACCAGGGTAAATTTTTGAATCTTCTAAACGAGCTGTTGTTCTTTTTTGTACTCATTTTTTAATTCAATTAATGGTGGAACAATAATACTATGAGCATACATCTTTTCATGTAAACTCATAAATGATTCAATCATCTCAATAGCTTCAACCTCAGTGAATGATGTGTAATGATAGAATGTTTCATCAAACCACGTTTCCTTAAAGTAATTCTTTAAAGCTTTCATGTAGTCTTCTTTATCATTTACAGAAGTATTTAAATTAACTTTCTGTATTGCTAAATAAGGAGTCATCTTTTGTACTACCCCTAATGTGACTAAATCACAGACTTTATCTAACATTACACTGTATTGAGGTCTTTTGTGTAATGGAGCTTTAATCTCTGATCCAGTCGGGGTATTCCCGTTTGGGTTTTGTTGAAATCCTACAGTGTTTGTTTGATAAGTGGGTTTAGTGTAGTAAGAAAATTTCTTCTTTTTGGATAACTCATCACACTGATCTACCAACCAATCATCTTGCTCATAAACTACATCACATAATACGGTATAAGTTTTACTTAATGATCTAGTTACTTTTCTTTTGTTTTTCTCTTTTTTAAAGTGTTTCCAACCTTTTAACTTCCAATTTGTCCTGGTTAAAGTTACCTCTACCTCTTCACCTTCTGTACCTATTGCTAGTTTACAGTGTGTGTTACAAGCATAATTAACTACTAAGGATAAAAATATTGGTAGTTTTTGAGCTGTTGTGTACAAGTCATTATCGTCTGTACCAGAGTGGAATGCACTCATGTTATGGTGTGTCAATTTTTGTTACCGTTTACTTGTTTAATATGTAAACTTCTTGTATTTTTGTGTAAACTATTATATCATCATGAAAGATACAACAATCAACTTAAATTATTTTGAAAATATAGACATTAGAAATAAAGCTTATTTTCTAGGGTTTATTGCTGCTGATGGAGCTATTGTCTCTAATAAAGGATCTAATGTTAAAACGTTAACACTAACTTTACATAGAAAAGATATTGATATTTTGGATACTTTTAAACAAGAAATTAATTCTTCTAAAAATATTTATTCAATAACTAATAGAGGCCAAGATCATGTAAGATTTACTACAGCACAGAGACTGTTTGTAGAAAACCTAATGGAGCAAGGTATTAATTATAGAAAATCTTTATCAATGCCTGATCTCTTATCAAAAGTTCCAGATCAATTTAAACCAGCGTTTATTATAGGTTATTTTGATGGGGATGGTTGTTTTACTGATGTGTTCTGTCAGACACCTAGACTTTACAGATGTAAAGACGGTTCTATAACTAAACATTTACATAACCATTGGGTTAGTTGTATTTCAATTAAAGGAACTAAAGAATTTTTAGAACCTATTGCTGAATATCTTAATACAACTTACTCTCTTAAATGTATAAAAGGACAAACTATCCACACACTTAAATTTACATCAAATGACGCTATAATAAAATTTTATAATTTATATAATGATTGTGATTTCTATCTTGAACGAAAGAAATCTAAATTTACACGGAAAGTATTACAAGTTCAGACTATATCACCTTCCTATGGACAATAGGAAGTTGGTTTTTCTTGGAATTATTATATTCTGGCTTAAAGCCAGGTTCAAATTCTAGTCGTTACACGTTTTAATAACATTTAGTTATTAACTTCGCTCGGTATTATCTTTTTCCTAAGACTTCCACCGAATTTAACCAATTTTCGATAAAGATTACTCTTTAAAGCCACTACACGTTAATGGATTTTACCTATATAATAACCTGGTTCAGGTTTAATAGGATCTACTTGGGGATAAACGCTAAAAGCCTTTAACCACTTTTCATCACCTTCGAATGAGGTGAACGTTGCATCACCAAAATCCATAGGATATAAACCTACAGCTCTTAATTCCAACTCTGCTTTTGGATTCTCTAGTTTACTGAATTCTTCAATGTTACCTTCTTCAATATTATAAATTAACAGACCTGACCATTCTGTATTAGCTGGGCATTGTCTGTGCATAAAGTCTATTTGTGAAGCTAGTTCTGGGGTAATTACTACAGTAACCTTTCTATTTTCTAATTTTATTTCTTGTGAATTCATATTGTGTAACCAAATGCCAATAAAGCATTTATTTGAAATGATATTTCTTGTAAATTATTTATACCAACTCTTGTAACAATCTTGTCATCAGTTGTTGACTTAGTTGGTTCTATTAACCTTGGCGTTATTTTAAGGTTTCTCATAGCAGCTATTACATTACTACTGTAACTAGGCAAACGATCTATACCATTATTTCTACTTTGTCCAACGTACTCTTGTGTTTTCTCATTGTATTTCACTAGATACGAACTAGCTATTTTAGGAGCTAATACTTCTACTTCAAACTTATAACCAACTTGTGCATTTCTAGTTATATCAAAAATTGTAGAATTTCCATTCTGTACTAATAAACAATGATACTCTTGATTATTTACTAATGCTTCTAAACTTTCATAAATATATCTTTTATGCGTAAGATCATTTAAAGTCCTTGGTATAGTGCTGTTAGTTAGATGAGCGTTTGCACTACCTGAGTTAGATAACACTGTATGCATACCTATGTGTGGACCACCTTCAAGACTTTCCCACTGCAAGTATTCTTTTAATTGTAATAAAAATACTTCAAATTCGTCTGGAGAAATTAACTTGTTTAAATCTGATACAAATTTAGCAAATGAACTTGAACTACCTTGACAAAAAGATTGGAAAGTTCCTGGATGTTTAGGTAAATGTGAGTGTACATAACCACAACTTAATTCTGCTGGACTAAAACTTACTCTAGTGCCATGTATTGAGCTTAAATAACCATTATTATAATCACCAAAACAAAGTAATACTATCATATCATAAATAGTATGTTTGTTATTAGTATTGTTAGTTAAAGTTAATTCTGGATAATGTAAATACAGATAACCGTTACTTCTATCAATATGGTAT